GGACGATCCGCAGGCCGTACGGAATCCCCGTCCCGATTCCAATTCGTATTACCAGTCAGGCTACAACGGGATGCAGACGAACAACACGGTAGGAACTAACCCGCTATATACGGGGGTTCCGCTAGAAGGAAGCCGAACGATCGAGTGGGGCTTCAACCCTGTTGGCGGTGCAAGATCATACGATTACGGCATGACCCCTAACCATCTTGTGGGTCAAGCATTGTTGAATAGTGTCACTGTATCTTAGGAGCCGACATGAAAGATGACATCAAGCAGGACAAAAAGACCGCGGCTGCTGCGGTACACAAGCATGAAAAAGCCATGCACCCAGGTAAGCCCTTGACCAAAATGCGTAAGGGTGGGCCTACATCAGAGATGATGAAGAAAATGGGTCGCAATCTTGCACGCGCACGCAACCAGGGGTAATCCATGGCCAAATACTCAATGAAGATGGGCGGCAAGGAAGTGGGGCCGGCATCCACTTATGCCGAGCCACACACGATGACCGGCGCCAAGGTTGTTGCCTCGCCTAACCCAGGTAAGGAAATGCCCTATAACATGGTTAAGGATTGGCAGCCTACACACGGTGTAGCGATGAATCCCAATAATCAGGTTAAGACTTCAGGGATCAAGATGCGTGGTGCTGGTGCTGCTACCAAAGGTACGATGTGCCGGGGGCCGATGGCGTGAACTGGGGAGAGTTAAAAACCCAGATTCAGGACTACATGGAGACGACGTTCTCCGTTGATAGCCTATCTACGTTTGCTCAACAAGCAGAGCAGCGGATCTTTAATACGATCCAATTCCCTAGCTTGAGAAAGAACGTCACGGGTGCTTGCTCTGCCAATAACATGTACCTACAGTGCCCGTCGGATTTTCTGGCGCCGTATTCCATGGCGGTCATTGATTCGGATGGTTCATATCATTACTTGCTTAACAAAGATGTGAACTTTATTAGGGAATCGTTTCCTATTCCAACCGGCGCAGGGAATACTGGCAGGCCGTATTGTTATGCTTTATTTGGCCCGGACCAGCCTACCTTTCCCAAAGAGCTGACATTTATATTGGGGCCGACGCCGGATCTAAGCTACAACATTGAGTTGCATTACTTCTTTTACCCGACATCAATTTCCTACGGGGATGTGGATGCAACAACAACTTGGCTTAGTGATAACTTTGACTCAGTCTTGTTGTATGGAAGTCTTGTTGAGGCAAGTACATTCCTGAAGCTTGAGCAAGATTTAATGGCTAATATCAATGCCAAGTACAAAGAAGCATTGGTACTAGCCAAGCGCCTTGGTGATGGGCTTGAGCGGATGGATGCTTACAGGTCTGGGCAGGTGCGGGATAAGGTGGTGTAATGGCAATCATTCAGACATTGACCACCAGTTTTAAGGTTGAGGTAGCTCAGGCGCTTCATAACTTTACAACGGGGACGGGCGATGTCTTTAAACTGGCCTTATATACCGCCAACGCGGATCTCGGTGCTTCCACTACTGCGTATACAGCATCCGGGGAAGTGTCCTCCAGTGGGACCAATTATTCCGCTGGGGGGATCGCACTCACAAACATCACCCCAGCTTTTCAAGGAACAACTTCTTATTGGTCTTTCCAGACTGCGACATTCAGCAATGTCACCCTGACGACCAATGGAGCGTTGATTTATAACTCCACCAATGGTAATCGGAGTGTTGCGGTTTTAAACTTTGGGGTGAACATTACTAAGGCAGGACAGGATTTGGTGATTACATTTCCGGCGAATGATGCCACTAACGCCGTTTTGAGGATTGCATGATGAATAAAGCTTTAGCAACCGGCAAGTATTATGTGACTTGCCATGACAAAGATGGCAACCTGAAATGGGCTGCCGAATCTCAGAATCTTGTAGTGAATGCTGGTCTTCAGTACATGGCCGGTGTTGCTCTGACAAGCACTGCACAAATTACAACTTGGTACATCGGTCTTTATGGTGCTGCTGCCAGTAATACGCCAGCCGCAGGGGATACGATGTCGTCGCATTCTGGATGGACTGAGATTGATTGCTACAGTAATGCAAACCGGCCCACGGCTACGTTTGCAGCGGCAACCAATGCAGATCCATCGGTAGTTACGAACAGTGCGAATCCAGCCGTGTTTAACATTGATGCAACGGCCACGGTTGGCGGGGCTTTCCTAACAAGTGATAACACAATCCTTGGCACAACAGGTACGCTGTTTTCAGCAGCAGATTTCCAAGCGCCGGGGGATAGGTCAGTAGTGTCAGGCGATGTGCTTTCGGTCAGTTATGCATTCAGTCTTGACGGAACGCCATGAGTGGTTGGGGTTCTGGATACTGGGGTCAAGGTGCTTGGGGGGCTTCTGTTCTTTCGGCATCTGTCTCAGAGTCTGTACTTGGGACGGAGCAAGTTAGTGCTATACCGACTTACAAGTCAGCGGTATCCGAAACCATTCTTGGTACGGACAGCATATCGGCTAATCCTATTTGGTTTGGCGTTATTCAGGAGTCAGTGCTTGGCACTGAAACAGTTAGTTCTGTACCAACTTACGCAGGCGTTATACAAGAAACTGTTTTGGGTACAGAGGCAGTTTCAAGCAGTACAAACTTTGGTGCCGCAGTGATTGAATCTAGCGCAATAACGGATCAAAATCGCGGTATTAAAACAGTGTTTGTGGCGGTATCAGAAACAGCAGTAGGAACCGATTCGGTTTCTGGAGCGCTGAACTGGGAGATTATCAATACCACCCAGACAGCAAACTGGACACCTATCACGACATAAGGACGTTGACATGACTGTCAATTACACATCTCTTCTGGCGCTTGGACAGCCGGTAACCGGAACAGAAGCCGGTACTTGGGGCGACGATGTCAACAACGCCGTTACTTCATACCTAGACGTTGCGATTGCTGGTACGCAGACACTAAGTACGGATGCAGACGTTACGCTAACGCTCACCCAAGGTACAAGCTCTGCGACCAATTTAAGTAGCACATCAGCTCAGTACATGATCCTGAACTGTACAGGCTCTAGAACGCAGCTACGCTACATTAATACGCCTAATAGCAGTAAAGCCTACATTGTGATGAACAACACCACGGGTGGGTGTAACGTCACCATTCGTGGAGGGACTGGCCCGACCACGGGCATTTCGGTGGCTCCGGGCAAACAGACTTGGGTAGCTTGGGATACCGACGCAGGCGATTTCAAAGAGATTGCTTCAGGTGATGTAGATGGTCCCGCCTCCTCTACTGACAATGCGATTGCAAGATTTGATGGAACGACGGGCAAGGTTATTCAAAACTCGGCGGCGACAATTGCCGACACGACAGGTGATATTACTGCTGGTGCTTATAACAAAGTCACGATCACTGCTCCGGCTTCTAGTGCAACGCTAACGATTGCTGATGGGAAGACGCTAACAGCCAATCGTTCTTTGACGCTTACTGGTACGGATGGAACGACACAGACTTTCCCGTCAACCAGTGCAACGATTGCACGGACAGACGCGGGTCAGACTTTTACAGGTACACAGACCTTTAGTTCCGCGCCGGTTGTTTCTACACTGACGGCTAGTAAGCCGGTCTTTAGTGATGGAAGTAGTGCATTAACCTCTTCAGGTACGCTTGCTTCGGATCAAGGCGGCACGGGGCAAACGAGTTACACGGCTGGTGATTTGATTTACTACGCCACGGGTACTGCGTTTAGCAAGCTTGCGATTGGCGGCGCAAGCACCGTATTAACATCAAGTGGAACAGCCCCTCAGTGGACATCACTATCGGGTATTTCAGTTGGTACAGCGACTAATTTAGCAGGCGGCGCGGCGGGGTCAGTTCCTTACCAGACAGGATCTGGGGCAACGTCATTCCTTGCTATAGGCACAGCCAATTACATACTAGGTGTTAATTCAGGTGCAACGGCTCCTGAGTGGGTGGCTAATACAGGCACAGGAAGTGTTGTTAGGGCTACATCGCCAACGCTTACCACGCCTGTTCTTGGTGTGGCTACAGCAACGACAGTCAACAAAGTTAGCTTTACAGCACCGGCATCAGGTGCAACGCTGACCTTGGCAGATGGTTCCACGTTAGCAACATCGGGTGCTAATAGCCTGACGTTTACGACGACCGGCGCAACGAACCTGACATTACCTACATCAGGGACGGTAGCGACCACGGGGAATACGGTTACATCGTTATCGTTTGGTACGACTGGATTTACTCCAAACACAGCAACGAATGGTGTTATTACAGTTGCGGGTACGTTAAGTGCAGCTAATGGCGGCACAGGTGTAGCTAACAATGCACTGAATACGATTACTTTCACGGGTAATTACAGCCTTGGCTTGACCTTAAATAGCAATACATCGGTTACGTTACCGACCACGGGTACGCTAGCTACCTTGGCTGGATCAGAGACATTGACCAATAAAACGATCAATGGATCTAACAATACGATCACCAATGTCAGTTTAAGCACAGGTATTACTGGGACGCTGGGGGTTGGTAATGGCGGTACAGGTAATACGTCTACACCTACCAATGGTCAGTTACTGATTGGTAATGGATCGGGATTTTCTTTAGCTGCTCTTACAGCAGGTTCTAATATCACCATCACGAATTCTTCGGGTGGTATTACGATTGCTTCCACGGGTGGCGGTACTCCCGGCGGGTCTAATACACAGATCCAGTTTAATAACTCCAGTTCGTTTGGTGGATCGGCTAATTTCACATGGGATGGCACGAACGTACAGATAGGTGCGACAGGTGCATTGAGGTTTGCTGATACGGATTCATCTAACTATGTGGCGTTTAAAGCTGCCGGGACAGTGGCATCTAATGTGACATGGACCTTGCCTTCAGCGGACGGTACGAACGGTCAAGTTTTATCCACGGATGGTTCAGGAGTATTAAGCTGGGTCACTGGAGGTGGCGGCGGGTCTGGGTCTTTCACAACCTATACCTACACAGGTAATGGATCAACCACAAGTTATGCCGCAGAAAGTGGCATTACGGTTGATTCTGTCCTCGTGATGGAAAACGGTGTCGTACAGGAACCTACGCAAGATTACACAATTTCCAGCTCTAATGTGGTGTTTACGACAGCTCCTGCAAATGGGGTTGAGATCCAAATAAGGGTCTTGTCTGGAGGGGGAAGCAGTGGTCCAATACTGCAATCTGAAATTACCATTGGACAAAATCTTACGCTGACATCTGACTACAATGGTTTAAGTGTCGGGCCTGTGGAAGTCACGACAGGTTATGCAATCACAGTACCAACCGGCCAGCGTTGGGTCGTTATGAATTTCTAAAGGAAAAATCATGTCATCTATTGTTGTCAAAGGTAACGCATCTGGAACGGGTTCTGTAACCCTTCAGTCTGCAAATACGAATTCCTCGCTCACGCAAACGCTACCATCTACGGATTCAGTAACGCTTGGCTACCTGAATGCTCCGGCGGTAGGTACTAAGACCGGCTCTTACACACTCGCAACGGGTGATGTCGGCAAGTACGTTCAGGTCGGATCTGGTGGGTCTATCACGATCCCTGATGCGACCTTCTCTGAGGGCGACATCATCAGCATTGCCAATAACACCACGGGCAATATCACGATCACTTGCACGATCACGACAGCCTACATTGCTGGCACAGACAGCGATAAGGCAACGATGACGCTAGCGACCCGAGGCGTTGCGACGATCCTATTCCTCTCTGGCACGGTCTGCATCGTGACCGGGAATGTGAGCTGATCATGACAGGCATCATGCTTAGTTTGCTGGGCGGGAAAGGAGTTTCAGCGCCACCATCTGTCGAATA